TCCAAGGTTTTCCCACTTTATAACATTTTCTCCAAGTTTGTCAAGGATTGCATTTTCTAAGGATTGTGGGTTGTCTTCAGATAGAACTTCAAATCTTGCGTGATGATCGTAGGCCCAAATGTTGACTAAAAAATTTTTCATATCTCACCAATTTGTTTAATAAATGGGGCCGTTTTAAGGCGGCCCCATAAATTTTAATTATTACGCACCTTCAACGCCAAAGATACCTCTAGGGTCAGATACACCAAATGAGTATCTTTCTCTAGCTTTGTATCTTAC